CTACTTCACCTTCGAAGCAAAGAGCTTAGAGGGCTTGAAGGCAGGGATGCGACGCTTGGGGATGATGATCGTAGTCTTCTTGGAGATATTACGAGCTGTCTTCTCAGCGCGCTCCTTTATGATAAAGCTACCGAAGCCACGAAGGTAAACATTCTCTCCACGAACCAGAGACTCTTTGACCGACTCCATGAATGCTTCTACCACAGCCAAGGTAGTCTCTTTGTCTACCCCTGTGTTCTTGGCGATGTCGCTCACCACTTCTGCTTTCGTCATAGATGATGAAATTATTTTAATTGGATGAATATCATTCTTTTGCTTTGCAAATATACTGCATATAGCCGATACTACCTAATACTACCCCAAAACTACCCAATAATGCTACGATGTAGAACAACGCCGAAAGATAAAGTGTACATTTACGATATGGTATGGGGATGTATTTGTACCGCTAAATCGTCCGCCGTCTCTCTATAACGGACGATTGAACTTATCCATTTCTCTTGCCTTGAGGTCGTCCACGATAGCAACGTAAGAAGCCATTGCGGATAGTGACTTGTGCCCTGTGAACTTGCGGATAACCTCTGTTGGGATACCCAGCGATAGAGCTGTGACGACGAATGTGTGTCTGCCTGTGTGTATACTGACAAGCTCGTGCTTAGGGGATGTGACCTCTGTGGTAACACCTCCCGACACCTTGAGCCGTGTAATGGGGGTGTCTATGCCTGCCCTCTTGCACAGCCTCTTAATGTTGTAGTTGAGAGTAGCTGGTATCACTAGGGGGAGCAGTCGTCCATCAGTGGGTGATAGCCTCATGTACTTGTCGATAATCTCCCTTGAGTAGTCGTTTATATTGACCTCTGTGTAGGTAGACGTCTTCTGTGCATGGTATCGGATGTGTGTATCCGTTATATCCTTTCGCTCCAGTCGTATGAGGTCTGAGTATCGCATACCCGTAAAGCACGAGAGGAGGAGCAAGTCTTTCGATTGCTCCTCCTTGCCTTTGGCTGTGTCTATGCCCCTTAGTCGTGCCAACTCCTCCCATGTGAGGTACACGTCAGACTTTGTGCGTTGCCCCGCCTTGAGCGATACGGCACATACCTTGCCAATATCAATGCTTGCGGGTATCCACCCTTTGTCTTGGCACCAGTGCAGGTAGTGCTTCAGCGTCCGTATGTGGTTGCCTATAGTGGTGTTTCTCATCCCTCGGGAGGATAGACGGGAAACTACTTTAGCTGTCACTAAATCGCTTAGCTCGCTGTACCTTATTGTGCCTAAGATGGGAGCGAGCACTCTATAGGATGATTGTTTGCTGTCTATATACCCTTTAGTCCAGCTGCGATTAACGCTTTGGATACGTATGTACTCCTCCCATCCAGATAGCATAGCACCGGCGCTTGCCGATGATGGTACCGACAAGCCGAGTGTACGCCCAATGAGTTCGGTGTACTTACCCTTTAGTTCGTCGGGTGTAGGAAGGTATTCCTCTTCCTCGTAGTAGCGGAACGCACTCTCCACAGCCTCCTCTGTGAGCTGAAGAGCCCTATTGATCTCCGATGCTGGAGTGCGATCTGCCCCGTGTGTCGTGTTTTTCAGGCAACGCTCGGACTCCCTGCTCCACTTATCTGGCTCGGCTCTATAGCCGATGAAGATACTAGTGACGTAGCCGCCTCCGTATCGGATGCGGTAGCGTATCTTCAGTGCCTTCCACCCTTTCTGCGTGTCGAGGGCGAAGTGGCAACGCCTGCGGATCGGGAGCATTAGATATCCTGCAATTCTAATTCAGATGCGATGTGATATAGCTCTCTATCCATGTAAAGGGTGGTAGCGTAAGAAAATTCCTTAAATTTATCATAGCAAAAAGAAATCCCCATGATTGTTTTCTCGTCGCCTGCAGCGATCCCAGACTCAGTAGAAAAGAAATCTGGGTATTTCCTTTTAATTCGGTTCTTGACATGTTCTGCATCTGACAGATCTAGCATGATTATAGAGATGCTATATAGCTTGTCGTCGAGGAACTCAAGTCGGACTAGATCTGCGTTTACACCCCCATACGATAGACCTTTGGCGGTAATCTGTTTAAACCTTGGTTGTTCGAGCTTAACGTCTTTTATGTCTTTCGCTGTGCGGGATAGTATTTCCTTTGCTTGCGATTGGGAAGTGACACCAAGTGTGACACCAAATACGGTTCTTGTTATTGGCGTTGCTTGTTGCGCTATGGCGGCAGATGCTACAAAAGCTAATACTGCCAATACGAATATAAATTTCTTCATATTGATGTGATGTTTATATTGCTAGCTTAGAAGCCAAATTAATTACTGCTATTTTTTGAGTGCTTCTAGTAGGTCTTCTTTGCTAGCACCAATGTCTCGAAGGATGTTCTGTACGATGAATAGTGGTACGGGTGACTCATGCGTCTGTAGTACGATGGGGCGAGTTGCATTTGGATGTTTCCAGTATTCGTGTCCGCCACGCCCCTTGCGTTTAGTGTCAAGGCGACAACCTAGATGTTCCAAGGCACGTCGAAAGTCACGCAGGCTGATATTGCTCAGCTTTGGTGTTGTCATCACGCCGCAGAACTAATCTGATGGCTTATGGACTGATGGCTTATGCTGTATCCACCCTGTTCTTTGATTTGCCTGAGTTCCGGGAGTCGATCCTCGAGTTGGGAGAAGGTGGGGGCTTCTGTCTTCTTTTGCTTCCTGCTACGTATGTTCCATCCATGGCTCCTCAGGTCTTTCCAAAGTGTCCCCTCTTCCACTGCGTACTGGAAGTACATCTTTAGGTGGTTGCTGAAGTTTTCAAGAGCCTTGTCTGCATCTTCTCCGTAGTCAGAGATGTCCAGAGATGGGCAATAAACGATACAGGCATCCTCCTCTTTGAATGTCACAAGTGTGAACACCCCCTCAATGGTTGTATAGCCATAGGGTGTCCCATGTTTGATACGTATGCAGTCGGTGTCTGTAGTCATCATCTTCTTGCTTATTTTGCTTATTGTCAAAGGTACGTACTCTAAATATACCAATAGCATCCCTTCTCTCTTGTCCCTTACAATTCTTCATCTTGTGAGGTGCGTTCGGTGTGCTAGTCGTGTTGCCTGAGTTTACTCGTATCTACGTATTCCTCCGAGCACTTCAAACACACGTTCTATCTGTGCCTTCGGTATCTCTTGGCTTTCGTATGCAGGGTTGATCGGCTCTAGCGTATAATGCTCGTTGTCGCTTCCTCGGCGTAGTCGCTTGATCGTTCGCTGACCTGATAGTGTCACAACGGCATACACCTTGCCGAGGAGCAGAAAGTCGTACCACGCCTCTATTGGACGTAGGGCGACCAAGTCCCCGCTGTTAATCTCAGGTGCCATGCTATCCCCACGTACATTCATGTAGAAGACGCCCTCCTTGTTGTACGGCGGGTAGTCTATCATATAGGCAACAGGGGCACTCGCTGGATCATCTGCAAACTCTCCATACCCTCCTAGAAAGTCCACATCGTAGTATGGCCTTCCCCTGTCTTCCGTGATGCGGGGGAGTAGCTCGTACTCCTCTTCCTCTCGTTTCACTTCACTCTGCTCATCTGAGGAGCTGGTCGTGAACATATCACCATCCCCAGTAAGCAACCATGAAGCTGAAATTCCAAACTCAGAGCTCCATTTTGCCGCCTGCGATTTACCAAAGGCCTTCTTCCCAGTCATTAGCGCGTTGACATAAGCCTTGCTAACGCCGAGCTTTTCGGCTATCGCGAGCTGTGTGACGCCCTTGCTCTTGAAATATTCCGCCAGTGCGGAAAAATTTTTATCTCCCATAAGATGCAGGTTTGCAATGCATTACAGCGTGGGTACACAAAAATGGTTGACTAAAATTTGGTAGGTCAACCTAAATGGTTTACCTTTGCAGTGTAGTCCAAGAGAGGACACACCTTTAGTCCTGAAAGGGACAGCGAACAAAGGTAATAATAAATCCTATAAGTAGGCAACATGGCTAAAAGACGACCCTTGAAACCTGCGTCTCAGTTGAGAGCCGAGCGAGAAGAGAAAGTTCGCTTAGGCTTCACCCAGATGAAGGAACAAGGACTATCAACAGAAGATGCCGTTCATAGGCTACGTGTAAAATACAGACTTGGGCGATCTACGATATACCGATATATCCAAAGCATCGCCACTGTAGGCTCCGAGGGCTAGCCCCTCTTTCCCCTCTCCGAGGGACAGCGATCTTTGACATATTTGGTAAGCGATAGTAACAAACAAGAGATAATCGTGTGGGGACGCACATCCCCACCAGTGACTAACCGCCCTTCGGGGCACTATCGTTAGCCCTAGACCTATTGTGCTAGGGGAGAAGCCAAGGAGAGACAGCGGGTGAGTAAGCACTCCCTCTGCCCCTTGCTTGGACACTCGGCGAGCGAAACGCCCTGACGATACCAACCCACATAAACAAACAGCAATGGACAACGTAAAACTAACCCGTAGAGATTACCTCTACTTCGTTTCAATGGCTCTCCTGCTATTGATGCCATACTTGAGCCCCGAGATATTATATAGCTGGAGGGTCGTACCCTATGTAATACTTACAGCGACATTCCCCATAATATTTGAATGGGCAATAATACTGGTGAGTAACCCAGACGAGGAAGACTAGTTTAGAGTGAGTGAATGGTTCTTTAAGTGAATGTAAATACGATGGGGCTAGCCTGCTGGGAAGCACGCCACCCCCGACAAAGTGAATAATTTTTGTGTGTTTTTTTGGTACAATTATCTGCAATTCTTTGGTGGGGCAACGCTGGGAAGCACAGCCCTTACGAGCTATTAGTTAAGTTATTCTTTATTAGGGCTACCCAAACCCGTGATGGGCAAGGGTCGCCGAAAAAGTTATAAAAATTAGATTCGATTGTGTGGGTAGATTATGGTTTGATTAAGGTATGGCGTGGGCAAATCCGAGAGGACAAGCCCACGCAAAAAAGTAAGCAACATTAAACGTTAGAAAAGTTAACTAGCGTGAGCAACTCCGGGAGGAAGAGGTCACGCACAAAGTGGACAAAATTACTATCGGGCGTGGCTGGCGGGTAACCGCAGGGGCTTGGGGTGTCGCTCGCACCTTAGGCATCCCCACTGCTCTCGACCCCTAGCCTCCGCTAGGGTGCAGGAAAAGCCCTACTAGGACGGCCACGCCCGTATTAAAGGACAGCACATGATTATAGAAAACAAGCTATTCATTATCCCGGTAGACGTCTATATGCGAGACGTGGGAGTTATAGTCTCCACCTGGGAGCAAGCGATACACTCCATCAGCGATCAGCTGGAAGAGGATGAAAAGGAGTATCTGCTTAGAAGTACACCTGAGGCCGATGACCGAGGACGATACTTCATGACGAATTCAGGTTTCTCTGTGGTGTGGATACGCCAAGGACAATCGCCTCATGTAACCTATTCGACTATCGTCCATGAGGTCGTACACGCTTCAGTGGCGATCCTAAAAAAGATAGGCATAAGCCTCTGCTCCAAGAGCGAGGAGGCCTACACCTATCTAATCGAATACCTCACCTTCGAGGCGAGTTCAAAGCTGGGAGCTATCCCCGCTTTCGATCAGTCTCCTTTACCGTAGTTTTAGGATGACGATCCGCATAGTCCTTGGAGACGTAGCGACCAGTCTCTGCACTTCGGTAGGAGGTCTTCTTGGCTGTACTCTTACTCATAATGCTTAGGAGTTAAAATTAGACATTGGAGCTATAAACACGGCTCTAAGTTAGCAACAAACACCAACAACAATGAAACAGATTAAACTAGAGTCCATCACGATGATCGGCTTTCGTGGTGAGAGGGAGCGCACGACGACCTTCTCGCCCACAGAGACGACAATCTCTGGGGCTAACGGCCTAGGCAAGAGCCGACACTTCGACGCCTTCCTCTGGTGTCTCTTCGGCAAGGACACCCAAGACCGCAAAGACTACGAGGTCAAGACGAGAGACGCCGAAAGCAACACCACGGACAAAGCTCCCTGTGAGGTGATAGCCGTGCTGAACGTGAACGGCGACCGCATAACCCTCAGACGTGCATACGTCGAGGAGTGGGTCAAGCCACGAGGACAGGCGGAAGAGGTCTTCAAGGGACACCACACCGACTGCTGGTGGAACGACGTGCCCGTGAACGTAACAGAGTTCAAGAAGCGTGTATCGTCTATCATCGAGGAGACCACATTTAAGCTGCTGACCAACCCCGAGTACTTCGCCTCTCTCAAGTGGGAGGATCAGCGGGCTATCTTATTCGAGATAGCACACACCCCAACGGTCGAGGAGATAGCGGCCTCGTCCAACGAGTGGTCGAGCCTCATGGACGCTATGAAAGGCAAGAGCCTAGCCGACTTCCGCAAGGAGCTCTCCGCCCGAAAGAAGAAGCTGAAAGAGAAGCTAGCCACCATCCAGCCGAAGATAGACAATACCCGCTCCCTACTACCTGAATGGCAAGATCGAAAGACTCTAGCCGACAAGCTACAGGAGATTGAGCGTGAAGAGGAGGAGATCGATAAGGCTATCGCATCTGTCTCCGAGCGTATGAGAATTCATAGCGCCAGAGCTCAAGAGCGGGCTACCAAGGTGGAAGCCCTTAGATCTAAGCAACGAAAGCTAGTAGCCGACGAGGCCAAGCGAGCCGACGAAGAGACCTACGCCAACGAGAGCGGGAGACGTGAACAGCTTAGGGCAATAGAGAGAGCCACCGCCGATCAAAAGAGCTATAGACTTGAGGTTAAGAAGCTCGACCTACAGCGCAAGGGACTGCTGGACTACATCGCCACATACGAGGCTAAGATCGAAGCACTCAGATCTAAGTGGGAGGCCACCTACGAAGAGAAGTATAGCGGGGACACCACCTGCCCACACTGCCACCAGACACTCCCCGAGGACCAGATGGACCAAGCACGAGCCGTCTGGAAGAGTGCCAAGCAGGCTAGACTTGATGACATCTTCAAGGAGGCAGAGGGGTATAAGGCGAACATCGAAGAGGCTCAAGCGTCGGTGCACGAGAAGGAGGCCAAGATCGCAGAGTACAACGCCAAGGCAGGCGCTCTGGAGTTAGAGATAGTAGCCATGAGAGCAACGCTAGACGCTATGCCACAGGCAGAGGCTACAGCCCCACGACCAGCGATACAGCTAGAGGGGTATAATGAGCTAGAGGAGGAGATACAAGCCCTACTATCCGAGGAGGAAAGCGACACGATCGAGACCGACAGCACAGAGGCCTACACCGCTCGACGCAAGAAGCTCACCAGTAGGCGAGATGAGATACTGGCGGCACTTGCCAAGCAAGACCAGTGGGATGAGTACTCGGAGCGCATCAAGTCACTAGACGCCGAAGGGAAGAAGCTCAGCCAGCAGATAGCAGACGCAGAGCAAGAGGAGTTTAAGGCTACGAAGCTAGCCCACCGACAGGTAGAGGAGTGCGAGCGTGTCATTAACTCAATGTTCCGAGGAGTGACTTTCAAGCTCTTCGACTACACCATAGAGGACAGAGCTAAGGAGTATCCGATCGAGACATGTATCACCCTCATAGGAGGCGTGCCCGTCGCAACGGCCAACACGGCCAAGCAGATCACGGCTGGCCTTGAGATCATCCGAACACTCTGCGAGCATAACGAGGTGTGCGCCCCCGTCTTCATCGACGGACGAGAGAGCATACAGCAGCTGCCCGCAGACCTCCCCTATCAGATAATTAACCTCCGAGTCTCAGACGACAAGGAGCTAACAATCACCTATAACAATTAGCAAGACAATGACACCACAGACAACCCAGGCTGGGGCAACGACCACGGTCGTTACAAGCCCCAGCACGGCAGGGATCGACTTCTTCAATCCCTCTCAATTCGACACCATGCAGAGAGCCTGCACGATGTTCTCGGCCAGCGAGCTAGTCCCCGACTGCTACCGAGCCGAGGGAAAGGGGAACACCCCGCAGAAGGCTGTAGCAAACTGCATGATCGCACTAGACGTTGCAAGCCGTATAGGAGCCAGCCCTCTAATGGTAATGCAGAACCTCTACATCGTCTACGGGCGGCCTTCATGGAGTGCAAAATTCCTGATCGCCACGGTGAATACCTGTGGCAGGTTCGAGCCCTTGAAGTTCCGATTTACCAATCTTGGCAAGGTTGGCAAGATTGGCAACCTAGACTACTCAAGTGTAGATAATATCGAGTGTGTAGCCTACACCAAAGCCAAGGGCAGTGATGAGTTGCTTGAGTCAAGCCCCATCAGTATTAGCCTAGCGATCAAAGAGGGCTGGTACACTAAGAACGGGAGCAAATGGCAAACGATGCCCAAGCAAATGCTTATGTACCGAGCTGCCTCTTGGTGGACGAGCGTGTATGCTCCAGAGCTATCCATGGGGATGCGAACCGTAGAGGAGAACGAAGACATCCAAGACGTAGAGTACGAAGATGTAACTCACAAGTTGGAACGTGAGGTAGAGGCAGAGACCGCCACCACTCCACTGGACTTTGTGGATCTCGATACGGGAGAGATCAAACAGCCCGAGCAGAGCAAGGAGGGTTACACAGCTCCTTCAGCTACCCCCACACAGCCACAGCGTGAAGAACAAGAACAGCCAGTAAAAAGCCCCTTCTAGCATGACCCTCTCAGTCCTAGGCTCCAGCAGTGCTGGCAACGCCTATATACTACGCTCCTCCTCTGGAGAGAAGCTACTAATAGAGTGTGGTGTCAAGCATAACACACTGCTGGATGCCTTGGACTACGACCTGCAGAACCTCTCGGGGTGTCTCCTATCTCACGAGCACGGAGACCATGCCCGAGAGGCTCACTGGGTCACCTCTCGGAGAGTCCCCCTGTACTGCTCCAAGGGCACGGCAGAGGCTCTGCAGATGGATGATGATCCGATGATCCGACTGCTGGTAAGCAAGAAGCCCGTGCAGGTTGGGAGCTTTTCAGTTCTCCCCTTCGACGTCAAACACGACGCAAGCGAGCCTCTCGGCTTCCTCGTCGAGCATAAGGAGATGGGACGACTACTATTCGTTACAGACTCCTACCTGCTTAGGTATGGCTTCCAAGGGGTCACGCACTGGCTCATTGAGTGCAACTACAATACAGATATACTACAGGAGAGACTCTCCTCTGGAGCGGTTCACCCCGCCCAGTACAAGAGGACACTCCTATCACACATGAGCTACGAGACATGCCTAAAGACACTACTAGCTAGCGACCTCACCTCCACTAGACACATACTGCTCATCCACCTATCCGACGGCAACTCTGACGCAGAGAGATGCAGTCTGGGGATCGCAGGGGCGACGGGCAAAGACGTACAGGTCGCCACTCGTGGTATGACCATAGAGGTCAATAAGACACCATTCTAGCGATATGATCTACGACCTATCCAATGAGCTCGCAAGAGTGCAGTTTGAGACCTACTGCAAGCACCTAGCCGACAAACGCTGTCGGGTAGAGCTGACCGAGAAGAAGGGCAAGCGCACACTCAAGCAGAATAGATACCTCCACCTCATCCTCTCCTACTTTGCTCTCCAGTATGGTGAGCGAATGGAGTGGATCAAGCAGGAGTTTTTCAAGCGGTTCATAAACCCCGACATCTTCCTCATACAGAAGGAGGGTAGGGGGGTAGGCCAATACTACATACTACGCTCCTCGGCAGACCTCTCCACCTTGGAGCTTTCGACGGCCATAGATCGCTTCCGTGACTGGTCGAGTAGGGAGGCTGGCATATACCTCCCCACCCCCGAGGAGCACATCCTGATAGACCAGATGGAGCGAGAGATAGAGAGTAACAAGCGATGGATATAACAGACGACATTGTGATGGAGGCTATCACGCAGCTCATCCGTGAGCTGTACGAGCAACACAAGCGGCCACTACATATAAGGGTCGATAGTATTGCCGAGCGTATAGGAGCTGCTACCGATGACGTAATACCAAGGGTCGAGTCATTGATACATAAGGGATCCATACGATACGTGAGAGGCCTAAACGTCACCTTCATAGCTCTGAACAGAATATGAGTACAGCTACCTCTTCCCTTGTAGTCCTAACACCTGAGGAACTACAGGCGATTATCGATACAGCAATAGCCTCTGCCGTACAGCGACTAAGACACGAGCTATCACGTAGCGACGAGCAGACGCAGGTAGTCGGTAGGCAGGCTATAATGGACTACCTAGGCATATCGACGAGAAAGAGCTTGAAGGAACGTATCGACCGATACCCCTCCGCCTTCTTCTCCGACGGGAAGAGGACGCTAATCTTATTCACGGACAAGCTCCGAGAGCTACAGATGGAGAGCAATAAGATGCTCCGATCTACAAGCAGGAGACTAAAGTAAACACTTACACCTACACCAGACTATGTGCAAGCACCGATATTACCCGATGGATATTCTCTTCCTTGACGATGAGAAGATCGAGCTAGCCAACTCCACGATAGGAGATGTTGCTATCGCTATCCTATCCAAGACTTGGGCTAAGCTAGCCCAGATGGACAAAGCAGGCTACAGCTACCCAGCCAACTGGAAGATGCTCAAGCTCGCTATCAAGTCTACCTCCTCAGTCAAGACTATAGAGAGGGTGATACGGGGCTTCGGACTATTCGCCTTCGAGGGAGAGGGAGACAGCGAGCGCTTCTACTCACCACGTTTACGAGATCACTTTACCGATCTGGATGCTAAGGCAGGTGGCGGTCGTGAGATCTCCGATGAGGCAAGGGCTAAGATGGGCGAAGGAGGGCGCAATGGTAAGGGTGGAGGACGACCAAAAAAACAAGGTGAAAACAAGGTAGACAATACAGAAAACAAGTTAGGAAACAAGGTAGAGGACGAAAAAAACAAGGTAGACGATACCAACCTTGTTTTAGATGACGCAAAAAAACAAGGTGAAAACAAGGTAGACCCCCAAAAAGACCAATGTAATGGGGGGATAATAGGGGGGCTAAACGCCCCCAGTAAAGAAGAAAGCTTAAAGTCTAAAGCCCCTAAAGGGGATATAGAGGGGGCGAAAAGCGTTGCACGCTTTTGCCCGCCTACCCTAGAGGAGGTGCAGAGTTATGTTTTGGAGAAGGGCATAGAGATAGACACCGAGAGGTTCGTCGCCTACTATGAGTCAAATGGCTGGATGGTAGGGCGGAACAAGATGAAGAGCTGGAAGTCAGCTATCGTCACTTGGAAGAAAAACGAAGAGAAGTACGACCAGCCACAACGAGCTATCTACCACCCGCCACAGCAACGCATTCTACCTTCTCAGCGGATTGAGAAGGATGTGGATAGGACGCCTGAACCTCCATCCGAGAAGGCGTTAGAGGCACTGCGATACTTAAACGAAATCGAAAACGAAAACAACAATGGACGAAGCCCTTCTGAGACAAGCTAAGATAGAACTCTACGACGATCGAGGAAGACCTCATCGTGCACTGTCAAGCAGCTACAAAGACCTAACGGTGATGCAGGCTTTGGCTATGGCTAAGGGCATAGGAAGAGAGATCTGCGGAGATCATTTCCAGATTGGCATGGACAACTCCGAGGCTTACCTGAAAGCGGTCACATGGGTGCTTGGCGATAGGGACAATGGCATAGACCCCGAGAAAGGGCTTTGCATATATGGCCCAACAGGCACAGGAAAGAGCGTGATGATAGCTGTCTTACGTGAGCTTTCATTCAGGCTTAGTGCGCACTTCTTGCGCTACAACGCAAGGAAGCAGGAGCTTGGATACGCTCCTCTACTGTGGGCGTATCGGAATGCCCCCGAGTATGTAGAGCTATACGATGGAAGCATCGCACCAGACCACAAGTTCGCCCCAATCATCTGCATAAACGACCTTGGTACAGAGGTTCACGCCAAGTACTATGGCAAGGAGGTAGATGTGATTTCTGAACTCATTGGATGGCGTACGGATAATGGATGGAAAGACTACAAGATGCTCATCACTACGAACCTAACAACCGATGAGCTACAGCGATATGGCACTCGTACAGTATCTCGAATAACGGGGTATTGCAACCTCATCACCTTGAAGGGGAGAGATCTAAGACAAAACCACACAACGCAATGGAAACAATAAACCAAACCTTCCGATACAACGGGAGTCCTATCACCTTCCAACAGGGCGATAGCGTGATGGTGAACGCCACCGAGATGGCCAAGCCGTTCGGGAAGACGGCTAAGGACTGGCTAAGAACGCAGTCATCCCAAGAGTTTATCACCTCACTATCAGCCGTTAGGCAGAAATGCCTAACGGATCTAGTGCAAGTGGCACACGGTGGATCTCCAGATAATCAGGGCACTTGGATGCACGAGGATGTAGCTATTGAGTTTGCAAGGTGGCTTAGTCCTGCATTTGCAATATGGTGCAACGACAGAGTCAAGGAGCTGCTTACAACGGGTGTCGCCGTGAACCCTCTAGCCAACGCCTCACGCTCCGAACTACTGCGGCTTGCTCTTCAGGCAGAGGAGGAGAAAGAAGCCCTACAGGCTAAGGTGCAGGAGGATGCTCCAAAGGTGGCGTTCGCTACAGCGGTACTTGCCTCCAAGACCTCTATCCTAATCGGTGAGCTTGCCAAGATCCTCCGACAAAACGGGGTAGACATCGGGCAGAACCGACTCTTTGAGTGGATGCGGCGTGAGGGCTTCCTCTGTAGTAAGCATGGAGAAATGCGCAACCAACCAACGCAGAAGGCTATGGATAAAGGCCTCTTCGAGATCAAGAAGGGTATCCGCTCTGGTAACGACGGCGTACTCCATACAACGATCACGACGAAGGTAACCCCCAAGGGGCAGATCTACTTCATCAATAAGCTCATCTCCGCAAATCAATGAAGAAATACACACCAGTAGCCACAGACTGCAGGGGAGGGCTATCCGCATCCCGTGAAGCCTTCACTCTCTCCGGTGAGGACATCGCCCTCATCGAGCACCGAGTATTCACCGAGCGCATGCCATTAGACGAAGCCGTCAAGGATTTTCCTAGGTCTACTCGGATCATCTCCCAAGACCTCAAGGCTCATCACCCAGAGCTACACAAGAGGCTATCAGAGGAGAGTAAGGTTATCCGCAAGGAGCTCCGCAGAGAAGTAGCTAGCGAGCCGTGGCAGAACGACAGCTGTATCCTCTTTTGGTCTCCTAGGCTACTCACACTAAGAGGCTACCTGAAAGCCTCTGGAGCAAACAAAGACACCGCAACATCCAACCAATAACAGATACAGACATGAACGTAGAACTAACAGGGCGTATCGCTCAGATACTACCCCTAGAGCAAGGAGTCTCCAAGGCGGGTAACTCTTGGCGCAAGCAGGTGTTTATCCTCGAGACACAAGACCAGTACCCACGAAAAGTAGCTATCTCGCTACTGAACGACAACATCGACAAGTATACCATTCAGGTAGGCACGGTGGTCACCGCCAACCTCGAAATAGAGAGTCGAGAGTGGAATGGTAAGTGGTATACCGAGGTAAAAGCATGGCAGATAACCTACCCACAGGGTCAGCCTGTAGCAACTCATGTAGCAACTTCCCCCCAGCCGGTAGCAACTTATGCGCAGCCCGTAGCAACTTATACCCAAGCCCCTGCACAGCCACAGGCGGCCGAAGATCTCCCATTCTAACACAACAAAGCAAATAGAGAAATGGATACAACACAATACACCCTCGACCTAGAGGGCGCACGCAAGTACTTTGCTGACCTATCTGAGATGCTGGACATGTTCGACAAAGTTCAAGGAGAACTACTGCGCAGATACGCACTACCTACAGGCGATTGCCTCAAAGGAGTGAGGCCGTTTAGCTTGGATGTAGCGGAAATCATCGGTAGTGCCACGACTTGCAAAGTCCTATCAGGGATGTTCATAGAGCAAGCGAACTGGTGCATAGGATTCCTCAGTGAAATCGCCGAGAAACTCAGTAAGGAAGAAGACAGGCAACAAGATAGAGACAATGAGTAAGAGACGAAAGCAGGCGAAGCGACCCAGAGGACGAGACGTCGCCCGCTCCTTCCTAGCAGCGATTGCATGGGGTAAGGAGTTTGAAAGTATGAAACAGCAGGAAGAAAGAAACAGGACAGATGAGTAGTAGCTACACCCACATCATAGGGATAGACCCCGACAGCAAGGCATCGGGCGTAGCCACACTAGACCTCGCAACGAGGGAGCTACTCCTAAGCACTCAGCCTTTCTACTCCCTCACTGATATGCTCCAAGACATAAAAGAGTCAGATGTGGTGCTCAATGGGAGAAAGACGCTAGTGGTAATCGAGAATGCGTACAGCACCTCCCATAATTGGCACTACAGCCCCAACGACACCAGAGGGACGATAGCCAAGAAAGGGTATTCCGTTGGCCTCTGTGCTCAGACCTACCACCTCCTTAAGCAGTGCCTAGAGATGAAGGGACTAGACTTCATCGAGCAACTCCCCCTAACCAAGATTTGGCGAGGGGGGGGCGGTAAAATCTCCCATGAGGAGCTGGTGGGACACTGCAAGCGAAACCAAGTGACTCTGCACCCATCGAGCGAAAAGAGGAGTAACCAAGAGGAGCGGGATGCCGCTCTCCTCGCTCTCCTTCACATAGGCACTAGAATTCCACAGCCAAGCACTGACCGAAAATGAGTGCATTTATCATCTTCGGAGTAATCATCTGCTCCATTGCCGCCGTCTACGCGTCCTACCTATTTGGTTATGAGGATGGCTGGATAGACAGAGACAGAATGGTGTAGCTATCAACATAAGCTATCAACATAGCCAGAAATGGTGATAGCTCCCTCCTTAGTAGTTGCAAAACATGCAACAACTCCAAACCTCCCAATAACAACTAACAACCAACGACAATGCAAGTAGCAGTAATCATCTCCTCTATCGCTATTCTACTGGCGATACCCACCTCCCTCCTTCTAGTCTCCCTATCACGAGAGCTGTCCGCACTCCGAGGTAGGTGCGAGGCTTCCGAAAACAAGGAGACCCGACACTACAAAGAGCTCGATAGGCGAATTGAGAAGCTAGAGAAGCTAGACGACGTCAAGCACAAGCGTATCACTCGCATAGAGGAGTCCCTCAAACTCAAGTCTGGGGCAAGGAAGCCGAAGGCAAGACCAGCCATAGAGGATCAACCAGAAACGACCAAGTAATGGACAGCAATACAATCATCCTAGCCCTAATAGGCATCGCTATTGTGTGCCTATCCAACGTGATAGCATACAACTGGGGCAAGACCTACGGCTTTGCCCTAGGACGCACAACCTCGGTAAGGGATATAATCACCGAGAACATTCCTAGCATACCAGAGGAAACCCTCACGGTGACAGTCGAACGGAAAAGAAACAACAAGCAACCACAATGAACTACTACGAACTAGCAAAGGAGATCCACGCTAACGCCGTGGCTAAAGGCTTTTGGGATGAAGCAAGGTCTATCAGACACTACCTCATGCTCGTTGTATGCGAGCTAGCCGAGGCTATAGAGGCTGACCGAGAAGGTCGGACAGCTTCCATCCCAGAGGGCATAGAGGACTTTCCCAATAAAGCCTTCGTTCCCTCCTTCGAGTCACACATCAAAGACACCCTAGAGGATGAGCTGGCAGATGCTGTCATTCGCCTACTCGACATCTGGGTAGAGGCCTTCCCAGACGAAGAGGTGTATATCTCCTCTGGGTATATGTTAGGAGCACTGACACTAACCGAAGTCACAAGCATGGCTGCGGAGTCTCTGCTTGACAAGGAAATTTACAGCTTCTCGGAAGTGAATCTATTGTGTGGAAACCACTTAATGGGATGCATGCGATACGCTATTGATATGCTGTATTCCTACGCAAAGAGAGAGGGTATCGACCTCGATCGTCATATTCTCCTCAAGATGCGCTACAACGCAACCCGCCCAAGACTACACGGAAAGAAGTACTAAGATGAAAAAGATAAAAATATTTCTCCTCGCCTTGGTAGGCACAGTGGCCGTGTCCTGCAATGAGCCAGACTATTACACGGGAGTTGTCATAAACAAGAGGTACACACCGGGGCACTACAAAGATAGGCACACTATCGTGCTTATGTCTGACGACGGCAAGCACACCATCAGGGTTGATGAAACTACATACCACAAGTACAACATCGGCGACGTAGCCACCATCGAAAACCCAACATGGTACTAGCCAGCAACGAAATACAGCTATGATACGTGTAAACGAAGAACAGCTACAAGAGAGAACTAGAGCTATAATATCAGTACTCAACCAAGCAATCGATCTCGTTCGTGACATTCGGTATAGCATCAAACTCATCCTACATATTAGGTTCGTCCTACATGTTAGATTAGGTTATATTCGATTGTGGATACGCACGATGGATAGACACCTTGGTGAAATCGAGGAGTTCATGCACACCATACGGGAGGAGGCAAGAGCAATAGAGGCTGAAATCAATAGTTCACTATCAGAAGAAAGCAAGCTATGAAGGTATTCATCACGGCATCAGAGGTAAACCCCAGAGGCGAACGCAAAGACATTCATTACTATATAACGTATGCAGATAGCAAAGAGGAGGCTCTAAGGAAGACGAGCGAATACACAGGTCTGTTCATCCCGTTCCCAAATAGATATTGCAAAGCCCTTAACGTCTGTGGTCTAGACGAGAAACAGATACTTAGTGGAGACCTCAACGCTTATTATGCACGAGAAGTAATAGGCCACTACTCCGATATGTGTGGAAGTATTGTCTTCGCTAGAAGTGCTGCCGAGGCTAGAAGAAAACTACCACAATACAATGGTGATGGGGTTCTCGCCTTGTCCATCCTCCCCAAGATAGAAGACATCATCCTATAACACAGCAAAACACGATAAAAGGCAATGATTATAGCAATTGACTTTGACGGCACTATCTGTCAGAACAAGTACCCCGAGATAGGCGACCCCATGCCCCTAGCGATAGAGAGCATCAAGGAGCTAAAAGAGCGGGGGCACGACCTCATCCTCTGGACGTGCAGGCAAGGAGAGCAACTAGACGACGCCGTCCGATGGTGCAAGGAGCACGGCATACCCTTCGACCTAGTGAACGAGTTCGAGCCGAACAATCTACGGGCGTTTGGTGGAGTTGCTGGCAACAAGGTGTTCGCCAACATCTATATCGACGACCGCAACCTCGGGGGCTTCCCCGGATGGGAGCTGGCTATGGAGGTCATCAAAGAGGCCGAAGCTCCCAAGCTGGAGTGGACGAGAAACGAAGAATTCCCTCAGGAGAATGCTATCGGGTATGCTAAGATTAGCCGCTACACCCAGATGGTATACTTCTGTTTCAACCATGACTTTGGGTATGGACCATACTGGAGGTGTCTCCGATGCGAACTCCCAATAGAGGTAGACCCTAGAGTCTTCTGGGAGAATAAATTCAAGGAGGCACTCAGGGAAGGCTTTGCGCTAAAGGAAGAGGCTATGTCTTACTGCGATGAAGACTTCAAGGAGCTACTCCGAGAACGACGACGGCCACAACTTACGAGGCCAGCTTAATCAACGAGGGGCGTGCAACCGTGCGTCCCTCACAACACAACGAACAATGACACGAACAGACATCGCAATAAGCCTCAAGCCTCTGAACTGGATGGAGGATGAGCTGGACAACGGAGACCCTGTTCTCTCCGCTGATTATGACGTATATAACGCCTATATCAAAGAGGAGAATGATGGTACAGCAACTCTAACCATCTTCTACACAGGTGAGCAAGACCCAGAAGTCAAATACACAGGTCTCACAATGCGGGAGGCAAAGGAAATCGCTCGCCTGCACCAAGTGGATGTTTTTTGTGTGTACTTCAAACTCGACGAGAAATGACACGAGAAGACGTAAAGAAACAGCTGGTGAAGTCCCCGCTGGTGTGGACAGAGGATAACTCCTATTCCACCTTCGTAATGTATAGAGCTTCATTAGCCATCTCTGTGGATGAAGATGAAGGTAAAAACGTATCATCTGGATACGATATAGAGCTCGGAAAGGACAACAAATGGTGTCGACTAGAGTACTATAACAAGATGTTATTCTCCGATGTCCGCCAGCGGATTGTAGAGACCCAAGGGTACCAGCCTCCAATAGATGAGTTAAAGAAGATTGCGGAGAGCCACCGCCTAGGCCTCATCTGCCAAATGCTTGGCATAACAGAATAACCAATATGACAGAACAAGAAATCAGGAAGCTCATCCCAGAGCTCGTCTGGGAGAAAGTCGATGGCCAACCAGCTGGATATGGACTCGAGGATTACCAAGCCCTAGACTACTGCTTGGGGACAGAAAAAATGTACTACAGGATAGTCGACCTCGCCCAAGCACAAGATGGGTTGTACTATGTCTCCAAGCTGTCTAGGAGAGACGAGTTCAAGGGATGCCGGTTTTGGCACATTGCGAAAGCTTACTCGTTAGAGGACGCTAAGCAGCTAGCCCAAGAGCACCGAGCAAAGGCCATCTGCCAGATGCTAAGGCTAGAGCCCTCCAGCGACCAGCCAGCTAAGCCAACCGAGGACAGCCAGCCTATCGATGTTCGGGAGTTGCTAGATAAGGAACTTGACCGACTCGCAGACGAGGCTAACCGTGGCGAATGGGACACCCTCCCCAGCGAGATGAAGTACCTCAAGCGGAAGCAGTACGATACACTGCTCACGCACATCACTCTGCTAGACCAGATAGCAGAATGCGAGGCTAAGAACGCACTGTGATGAGGACAACGAACCACAACGTGTAATACACAGAGGTAATGGGAGTAAGATTTGCAATATCCAAAGGTGGAGTATCGGCAACAACCACCAGATCCCTATTTGGCGTGAGAGCATATCTTGTACGAGAGATTGCGCTGATGATGGGCGACTGGGAGCGAGCCAAGAGATACGGGGACTACTACCCCTTTGAGGAAATCGTTGCCAAGCAGCAGCTACTAGAAGAAGTAGACGCAGAACTAAAACGACGCAACGAGCTATGAGACGGCTATACCTCACCTCTGCCATGCTACTAGCTACTATCTGTACAGCTTGCAATAGCTCGCCATCTCCATATAAAATCGGGCGTGTGGTTGGGAGACACCTTCGTATGGATGGGCAGGATACAACCTATGTAGTAATCTTTCGCGACTATGAATGGCTTGCTGGGGAGCAAATATACTCCGCTGTCGTGTCTAAGGGCGAGTACTACAGCGTCAATCAGGGCGACCTCGTCGAGTTCGACGTGGAAGCAGGAAAGAACATAACAAACAGAAAGCAATGAACATCTACCAAGCAAAGGTCGTGTACGCCAAGATCGGGCACGGAACGACCACCGAGAACTATCTCGTGAAAGCCCACAACCTCACCGAGGCGGAAGTCCTCATCAAGGCTGAGGTGCAGACTAGAGCGGCCAACGACACACCTATCGAGGTGAAGGCTATCACCAAGAAGAAGTTCGAGGACGTGGTTCACACCCCTGCAGGGAAGGACACGGACGTCCGCTACTACATCGTCAAGGTTGTGGAGGAGGACGAAAAGGAGACACTGCACAAGCACACCTACCTCGTCACCGCATCTAGCCTAGGAGAGGCGTACGAGACGACCTACAACGAAATTCGAAGCGAGCGCACCCTCTCCATCGTGGAGACGGACGTGCTAGACTTCCTTTCAAACGAATAGAATATGAGAAACTCAGATAACCTCATCACAAGGATAGCAGAACACCTCTTTGGAACTAGATATTATGCCAATATCGTTCAGAGGAAGGACTTGGTAGACAGAACTAGCCCTATAGAGCTGTCCTCCTACATCTTTCGGACAAAGAGGGAAGCTCTTAGGCATAGCTTCAGAGTGGAGGACTCTCTTACGCATAGGTTCATAGGAACTATCTCCTTTAGGTCACACAAGCCCCTCATTTAATAAAAATGAGGGGCGTACCCACTCAGTTATTTATCTTTCCGGATATGATTAAGAAACTAAAAGACCTCCTACTTCAGAGGTGGCTTTACGTAATAGTAGATAGTAGCGACTCTTCCATTACCCTATCCCCCATTCTATTCAAACGAATGGGGGGTAAGGCTCTTTCTGGGGCTAAGGCTCTCGTCTTCCGAATGTCCCCATCAGGCAAATATGCCTTCATGATAAACCCAGACGTAGGGGAAGGGGCCCTCCTTGCCGATATTCAGTATAACTACAAGTACAAGACTATCGGATTTGAGACCCTCATCCCAACAGTGAGCAGAATTCTGTTCGACTACGGCCTAGCGGAAGGTCGGATGCACATCCTCCACGTAACCACAACTATGGTTAATGACATGGAGATCTTTGTGATGAACCCACCCCGCAGCAAGAAGTAACCTACTATCGCTTATCAGATATGATCAAGGAACTAAGGTACGCCGGATACACCGCAAACACCTCCGACTACGACTGCCCAGATGGCGACCTATCACTATCGTTCGGTCTTATAAAGGAGGACGGCTATCTTCGCACTCTACCAAACACAGGGGGTATGGCAATACCCAAGGAGGACGGCGTAGACCTAGATGCAATATACATTCATCGGTCATCCTCTTTCGTCCACCTTATTGTCCTTGAACCAAAATCTAGGAGACTATTCTATTCTGACTACGACACAAGAGCGTCTGAGATAGGACAGCCCAAGCCAATAGGAAGCATACCAGCAGACCTAGTTAGCGTCCACTCTATGGGGAATACCCTCATGGTAATCACCAAGACAGGTATGCACTACTTTCTCTGGAAGGGAACAGAACACGGATACAAGCACCTAGGGGAGAAGATCCCAGAGATGCCGATAGCATTCGACATAGGCTTTGACCTAAAGAGTGAAGGCAGAGGCCTCGACAATTACCATGACCACCAGCACATTTACTCCAGAGCTGCTCCAATAACGAACAAGTTAATAGCAGATATATACCAGTCTGGTAAGTTCGTCTTCCCTTTCCTTGTTCGTTACGCCCTTCGCCTATATGATGGCTCTCTTACCATGCAATCAGCACCCATCCTACTAGCCCCATCGGACGGTATGGAGATGAGGGTACTTGAGAAATATGTGCTTGTTACTGCATTCACGGGCACCCTGCACTACAACTTGCTCAAGCCTCATGCCCTTGATGAGTGGACAGACATCGTTAAGTCTGTGGAGTTCTTCATTTCACCTTCTATATACACCTATGATCAGGAAAGATTTGAGAACAATATAGTAGAGAGTGCTGGATCTGGATATGAAATACAATCATTCTCGTTTCTAAACCAAGAGACAAAGCTACGAATAGTGGCAAAGGTTGAGGTGGCCGAGGACGACGAACAGAACTGCACCCATACTGACTGGAGGGGTAATAAGAGTTTCGGAAAAACATTGTACGACAGTGAGAAGCCATCATGGAGGGCTATCTCCCTGTTAAACCAAAGTGGTTATGATCCTGCTCGACATGATCGATTGGGAAAGGTACTAGACAACATCCGAGACACCTCCACCTTCTATCATCTATACACTCTCGACTTATCGACACCAGACAACCTAGACTTCAGAAGGAGGCCTGTCCCCATATCACAAGGGTATCTCCCATCTCTAACTTCACATGAGAGCCTCAAGGATGACTACCAGAGCCACGACCTTATTATCCCAAGTTCGGCATTTGTCTATAACAGCAGGTTGAACATAACGGATATTAAACGCAAGATTCTCCATGAACCTGGGATGCTTATCCTCTCCTCCCACTCAGAGGCCATATACTACGCTGATGAGGTTCAGGTTCGCTTCGTCATTACGGACGACAATCAGAACAAAAGAACCATTTTGGGATACAAGTCCAAAAGCCTACGTTCACTCAATAGCCTGTCATACATCTACTGCCCTTACCCTAGATGCACCAAGGCGGTTATTATCGCCTATAGTGCGAGTGGAGCAAGGTATGCCGAGGTTAAGATGAAGCCCCACAACTTCCTGTCTGGGTCTGTATTCTTTCGGAGCCTATTCTATCAGCATGAAACCAAGGAGGTCAGCTACACTGTTATCGATGAGCTATTCCCATTATCCACCCCCGAGGAGCTGACATACAATATCCCCAATAAGATCTACACCTCAGAGGTTAATAACCCCTTCCACTTTCCACTTAGTGGAATTAACACTATAGGTACAGGACGTATCATTGCTATCAGCTCTGCTACCAAGGCTCTATCCGAAGGTCAGTTCGGGCAGTTCCCCCTATATGCATTCTCCTCGGACGGGGTCTGGGCTCTTGAGGTGTCCTCCTCGGGCTTGTATTCTGCAAGGCAACCTGTATCTCGTGAGGTATGCCTATCTCCAAGCAGTATCGCACAGACGGATACGGGGGTGATATTCGCCTCACAAAGGGGGGTGATGATGCTGAGCGGGTCTACCTGTGTGTCTATCTCCGATGCCATACATACTGAAGGAGAGGAGATATATAGGTCTCCTTCCGAAGACTACATGAGGAAGATTATGAATGGCGTAGGTTTCGACAGTGAGGTGCAGGCTTTCTCCCCAAGATTGTCGGATATACTCACGGAGGACTGCGCCATTGCATACGACCACAAGCTCCAGAGGGCGTTCGTCTACAACTCGCTGATGACGCCCAACGGGTCGAAGCAAAAGCGGGCACACCCTTGCATGCTCGTATACTCCCTTAGGCACAACTCTTGGGCATCTGATCAGAACTACATACTTAGGTCTATAAACGCATACCCAGACACTATCGTCGTGAGAGTGGACGACAAGACGATAGTAAGACTATCGGAGGACAAGTCCATACGAGACAGATGTTGCACCATAGCTGTCACAAGGCCTATCAAGCTGGACAGTCCAAGTGAGCTCAAGACCATTGACACTGTTATCCAGAGGACGGACTTTGATCTGACCGATATACCTATGGCTCTGTTTGGGTCAAATAACATGGTCGATTGGTTTGTTGTGTCCTCTGCCTCTAGGGGAAAATATTTGAGGGGGTTCAGTGGATCTCCGTATAAATTCTTCTCGCTGGTGTTTTCTATTCCTATCAACAAGGATAACAAGAGGTACACCCCCTCCCGACTCTCTGGTGCTTCTATCCAGTACAGCATCAAGCACCCCAGACGACTTCGATAAAACGAGATCGCCCCAGCCTCAAAATGAGAACTGGGGCGATCAAGAGCAATCCATAAAACACCCAATGGAAATCACATCCCAACAGATGAACCCGACGTAAACATCCGAAAGATACAACGTATATCCAAACCCTCAAAATGGGCTAGGCTTTAATCGGATACGGCTAACACGATTATTCTGAATATGCTTTATCTGCCCCATGAGCTCCTCCCGCTTATCCCTCCATATTGCGATACTCTCACGACCTGTCAGGCTAAGCCAATCATAGAGAACTAGAGCGACCAGATACTCGTGTATGAGCTTCTCTAGGTAGCATAGGGTCGTATGAGACATCGTGATAGGGACGATCATACATATTACCCACCCCTCACTATCTTCCAGTGGGAGGTCATCTCGATACTCTACCCCAAACTCAGAAAGCATATTCCTCGTGTAGGGATATAGAGCCTCCTCGCATTCAGACACCCCGAGGTCAAGAATGCGTTTCACTCGGTCTATATTCCCATCTTCAGCAATATCTTTTATCTGATGCGTGTCCACCCCATTGGAGCCAGATATATCCCTGCTTTCCCCTTCTATATATGCTATGTTGCGAATGTCATACAGGAGCTCGTTTAGGCAAAAGTAGAGGTGCGCCCGCTTCTTCTTTACCTTAGAATAGCTATCTATGATAATAGACTCTTTCATAATGTGTACTATTAGTTCATTGTCTACTTGGACGAAGACGACGAGACAAGAGCAGCCTTAGCCTTCCGATCTGATCATCCGCCATTCTCTGCCAAACATCAGCACCACTCGGTCTAACTAGCATATACCAGTCGCCAATAGCCTGATATACAAGGGTCTGGTGTATAGCCTGAGAAACATCCCCTAGAGTTGTTGCATTGTAGTTCATGGGCATGTATAGCTTGATGATCAGACTTCGAGCTCCAGACTGCATCTGTGTATTGGTCTCGTCTGCACTTGACATCCCCCAGTACTCCGATATGCTGCTCTGTATACGAGAGAATGAATTACCGATACTACGCATTATCTGGTTCTCACTCCAGTCCTCACTATCCGCCTGCTGCATAGCTACCTGCTCCGCACTATCCCCGCTGGCCCCTGCTACCTCCCCAGAGATGTAGGTCTTATTCTGTATATCATAGATAACCTCAGTTAGGTGTATGGTTACCTTTACTTCTTTTTTTGACATATCCCTATTATTTATGGGGCTACCCTTCGAGGTCGCATCTTATACCACACCTTGCCCTTTACGCTCCTAAGATATTCCTCTGATCGCTTGGCGTGCTTGGTGGCATCCTCCTGTTTGTCCACTATCTCATACCACCTACTGAGTATGGAAGATACAAAGACGCTGTGCAGACCTGTTTCAATACTTCCAATCAATCTATCATCAAACGAGCTCGGCACCTCAAGTCTCAATTGGTAGTTTTTACCTAGATCTATACCCCGGCTGATAGGTTGCTCCGAAACACTTTTTAGGTATCGCTTCATTTCACCCGTCACAGCATTGCATGTCTCGACCCAATAACGCTCCAGCAGCTCCCTATCCTCATCCGTGGTAAAGATCCTTTCGTAGGCACTCTCATCTGATGGCAACATCTTTACTGATTCATAGCTTGTTTCTTTAGCCACCTCATCATAGACCGCCACCTTGTTCACCAGTAGTTCTACTTCCTTCATACCAATGTCCTATATTTGGTCTTTCCTAATCTTTTGTCTATAAGTCTCTTACGAGTACTTTTTGGGCGTCGCATGCATACCAGACTCCCAGATTTTTGTCCTTTTATGGTCATTTGCTCACCTCACATATAAGGCGAGCAAAGGCAATGCAACACGCTGAAACACAGACAGATATTTATTTGCCCGCCTTTTGCTCTGCCATCTCTATGCTAGATGAGCCGACGCACGAGAGGTAGCCACACCCTGCGGGTCTTGACACCTACGTAGCCTAGAACAGCCACGGCAAGCACCCAAAAGCCTGCTATCTGTCGCTTCTGCCACTTGCCGAGGGGCTTCTCTACCTCCTTCGTTACCTCTTTTTTGACCTCTCGGTCTCGGTAAACTATACTATCTCGATAAACAATCGGGGTCTCCGTCTCTATCGGTCGTGTCCCCGCCTTGGTCTCTAGGCTGTGCCGGAGTGTCCCGTCTCGGTAGATGTGTGCCGTGCTGACCGCCCAATCGTTCTCAAGCCTACTCGTGCTGTCCTTGACTTGAGCCACCGAAACCTGCTGGGGCACGTGGATACGCACCGTGTCACGCTTATAGACAGTCCGCTCTACCACCTTGGTGTATATGCTGTCACGCCTCACCTCGCTCTGGCTGGGGAGCGTTTTCCGCCTTGCCCCACACCCAATCAAGATGAGCATCGAGATGAGCAGTATACCAGCAAGCACGCACCACCTCATTACCTCTTCTCTCTTAGCTTTCATAGCTTTGATGTTTTATTTCCTTGTGGAGAGGGTAGGCTACTTGCCTACCCCGTCTAGCTTCTCCCGCACCTTGTCCACGAAGTCTGCACCGCTCCCTCCAGCTCCACCCTCACTCGGGGGAACGGGCTTAGGGTCGGGTTCCTCGGGAGACTCCTTGGGCGGTAGCCCGTAGAACTCGGGATGCCACTCCCTATCTAGGGCGTAGGCCTCGGCCTCATCCATGATCTCGTACAGATGTGCGTCTTTCTTGGGTGTTCGCACTAGTCGCCCGATAGTCTTGCGCACACGGCTAACTACCATCTTCCCCTCGGGGGCTTTGATTCTTACTGACTTTCCCATAACGATAAGATTAAAAACGTTAAACTATCTGTAGTTGATTGTCCACCCCTTGGCACTTGCCACGTCTCCGAGCTCGACCATTTCATTCTCGTGATTGTCTACCAGCTTCTTCGGGAGGTAGATGGTCTTCCCTGTCACCGTGCGAGCCTCGTTGATGAGGTAGCGGGCACTCTCGAGGGAAAGATTGGGTGGCTCGAAGAACACAAGATCCCGAGAGACACCCTTTATCCTAATTTCTCTAAGATTGATGCACCCCGATATGATGTTTGAGACATTAGCCCCATCAGATAGGTGTATAACCCCATTGACCTCTTCCAAGCTAGAGCACCCGCTAAACATGTGTTGGGCGTCTGAAATGAGGCCTCCACTGAAGGAGAGGGTCACCCGTGTAAGACTGGGGCATTGATGAAACAGGGCAAAGGCGTTGGACACTCTGGGAGCATCCCCGAGTGAGACTGTCTTTAGAGAGGAGCACTGTGAGAAGGCAAGGTAGAGGATAGCAACTTGTGGCATATCTCCAATCTCTACAGCTTCCAATGCAGTAGCCGTTTGTGCTATCTGTTTGGCGCTGGTTAGATTGGGCATATCTGGAAGCACGAGCTTTTTGATCTTTTTGCTCTCATTGATGAAACTCTCCATATTCACTGCTCGCTCAAGACCCTCTATTGGGGGTATCTGAATGAGGTTGGGACATCTCCCTAGGAACCACGTTAGGTCGGGGTTGGAATACCTGTCATCAATCCTTAGTGGTGGTAGAGCTTCGTCTATCCACTGGTAGAACTGCATTGACTTGAAGATCTTGAGGGGAGCTGCCCGATTCAGCCCTCTGATCTTTTCTGGGAAGCTGGAAAAACCATCGTCTTCTCCCACTTCTGCACCAGACTCTACCAGAGCCTTCTTTATCTCATCCTTGTCACGTGCAAGTGCTAGCAGTTCATCTGCTACAGCTTTTGGCGTATTCATCGCTTTGTACCTCTTAGTTTCTTCAATGTTTCCAGCATGATGAGCCAACCATTGCTTGCCCACTCTTCCTCTGTCATTTTCGGTTCATCCTTTGTTGTGTCTAAGTAGCTTTGGTAGGCACTTTTTCCTGTGAGGCTAGCCAACCATTCGGTTTCGCTATTCTTCGGGTTGTCAGTGGTGGTCTCAAGGTAGTGCTGGTAGGCACTCTTTCCCGTCGCCAGCTGTGCGATAGCGACAGATATATCGGCATTCGCTTTACTAACATCTGCTCCCTCCGACACCACTTGGCAAAGCTCGGTGAGGAGCGTCACATCTCGGTATCCGTCCGTAAAGCGGGCGTCAGCCTCCCTTATCTTGAGCCGTAGCTTGTACATCCCTAGCCCCATTCGCTCGGTTAGCTCTTTTGTGATCTCCAGCTTGATTACCTTGCCCTCCGTCTTTACGACTACACCCTCTGACACTCCAAACTCATTGCGGATCTCCGCCTCTATGCTTGCGAGTTCACTCGGGCTAACAACGTCTGCACTGTCGGGTATCTGCCCCACTCCTATTCCTCCGTCGTTCCTGTATAGCGCAATGGATAAGATGGTATCAGTCCCTATCCTTACCCTCGGGGCGTTGCTTCGTGTTTTGTTCGTGCATCCCATATTTTGTATCCTCTGGAGATAAATCGGAAATTCCGATTTTTCAATTCCTGCACCAGCTAGGAGTGGAGCATTCGCCTGTCTGCTTGATGGTTAAGACGAGCTGTGGCAAATGCAACCACTCCTCCAGTGCAAATAATCACCCTAAAATCGTGTAGTGCCTACCATCGTAGCGCATCACACTACATCGGGGCTTAGCCCCCTCTGGAGCAATAGACACATGTACCCAGCGACTACCTCCCTTTGGTCGCTCATCTATGAGTTGGTCGAAGCCTCCAATCTTGCGGATAACGCCAAAGAGCCTATCTAGGTCAGGCACCACTAGGTCAGCGGCGAGACCCTGCTTGTGCTGGCTGGAGGGCGATCCACCAACTAGCGAATTGAGTCGAGGAGATCGATACCCTGAGGACACTCGTATCGGCTTCCCGTAGGCCTCCCGCACCTTGTCTAGGTAGTCCATCAGGCGGTGCAGGTTAGGCAGTAGCTCTGCGGGTGGAGTATTGTCTATTGGAGCTGGCTTGTACATATCCGCTGTCTGGCTACGCACCAACTCTGGCATCGTAAAGTACTTATGATCTGTGTTCATCGCTATCTCCCATTTCTAGTTTGTTCGCTTCTTCACGCTCCTTGAGTTCGTCTAGGGTGATCCCTAGATGTCTCTCCGTCTTATCGATCAGTACACGTCTAAGCATCTTCCAAAACCGCCCATCCTTTCCCGATCGGCAAGAACTCTCATTCTCAAGGATCGAGACAAACTGCTCAAAGCAGATAGCTCCAGTGATCATCATAGCTAGAGGGACGAAGCTGTGATTAAAGACGAAGTGCTCCACTAGATAGGCTAGGAAGATCAGAGCAAGCCTAGTCGGAATAGTCACCCGCACGGTCTTACCGAAGGCAAAGCTCGTAAACTTCCCGTCTCCCTTGGAATCCTCGGGGTACTGCTTGTGTACACGCTTGCTAAGCTTGTATGCCGTGTAGGCATCGTACAAGATGAACAAGACGGCTACACTCGCTAGTGGGAAGGTAGGCTCTAGCTTGGCAAGTAGATAGCCAATAACACTACCGAAGAGCGTACAAAGCACCTTCCATACATAATACACGTTACTCATTGATTAGAAATAATTAAGTTGTTGTTTGTTGATTCTATTCCTTGTAGTTGTTCCCTACCACTATGAAGCTGAAGTTTATGATATTCCAGCTTTCATCGAAGTGCTTAGTTACTACATCGAAACTGTCCTCGGTTATTCTGCTTGCAGCCGCTGTCTGAGCCCCAGCCCCTAAGCTGTTTGCCACAACGATATAGCCATAGTGTCCAATGTTATGTGTTATTCGGTATGTCCCCGTAGATACCCTTTGGATAGAACACCCCTCTGAAAATGCCCCCCATACACGATCAAACTCCACACGACCATTGGAAACATTTACCTGACCTGCCAGGAGAACGCCTGGAATGTCTGTTTTCCCCCTCACTGCAAGGAGAGTACTATTGTCATCACCATCACCATTTACATAGACAAACTTCTTCTTTCCCCAAAAGAGGCTCATCCCCCTTTCTCCAAACACGACCTCCCTAACACTCGCATCTAACCCAGACAGGTTATATATGGCCTTGTTTGGCTTTATCTCAAATGTGATACTAGCAGGCATAAATCCGCCCTCTGCGTTATTGCCCTCGGTTCGCTCTGTCCACATACGGACAGAGAATCTGCAAGTGATACTACCCTTCCTTATACCATTCGTAGCGAATTGGTAAGTATCGTTTACCCCTCTAATAGGATGGTTGTACGGATAGCCAACGAGGTGTTTAAGGGTAAACTCATTTCTATCAAGAACCACCCCATTGTTCTCCACAGTAATAGAGAGCGTGGCGTAGCCATTGACTAACATACCTTGGGTTTGCTCCACTAGAACAGTGGCACGTATAGGTATCTGAATAGATAGGGAAGACCCGTCTATCCTAGGGTAGATATCAAAATAGGTTATCTCCTCAGTTATCTCAGCATTGCCCTCGCTATCGGCTAGCAACCTACGGGTCTTTCCATCGTATTGAATTTCGCTAGACGCTTGCTGTGAGGAACTAGAAATCATCTCTGATAGAGGCGTCTGCCCCCCGCCGATACGAAGTAGATCCCTTCCCCCACCGTCTTGTTTGAAAACAACCGACTGCCCCCCATTGACCAAGTACATAGACCCTATATGCCCCGACCCATCGTGGTTAAGCTCCACTACAGCCTTGTACTGGGGTGTTCCAAAGTTGGATACCCCAGAGGCAAATGCAGGTAGGGTCTGTGTGCCAGCCATGAAGCTGCGAATACCTCCTCTTGCTACATCACGTGTAGCAAGAATATTAGATAGGACAAGTCCCCCATATACCTTGGTATCACCCTCCAGTATGCTCCTCCTCAGATAATCATAGGTGGCCATACCATCCGACACCTCCTTCACCTTATCATTGGTGTAGGCTCTTAGGTCTTCCTTGGCCTTATCTATCGCCCTGTTAGACTGGTCAATCACGGCCTTGTCCTTCTTGTCCGCCTCTGCGATAGCATCCTCCTTGGCCTTCTCTGCCCCCGTCTGAGCATCCCGCCTTACGGCGTCATCCTTCCCGTCTGCGTACTCCTTGGCTCCCTTGAGGGTGGCAGAACTCTGCTCGTCCATACGCTTGCGCACCTTCTTGTCCGCCTCATCAGAGTATCCCTTGGACTTTTCTAGTGCATCCGAGGCCTTCCCATCTGCATACTCCTTGGCTTCGACAGAGGAGATATACTCATCCAGACGAACCCAGTGAGAGGATTCGTACGCATCAGCATCCTGTAGGGAATACAGCGTAACACCCCTAGGGTAGCTTTTCCCTCCCACTTCCTCCACTTGAGTGAGTACCCAGCTGTCCCCTCGCTTATACTTGGTTGGCTTCTCGAAGTAGGTGGTGGTCTTCCCATCAGCAGCGGCCTTTGCCTCACTTGCCAGCTTGAGGGCTTTTAGGGAGTCGCTATCGACGATACTCTTCCACGTGTGGTCGTTCGTATATCTCCAGCTCTTACCCGCATGAGGACTAGGGGGATCATCCGTAGAGGTATAGGTGTCCCCCACATGCTTATCTCGCTCCTCCTTTGTGCCCCAATTTTTCTCTGGATCCTTATCTCTGTCTGGTGCTCCGGGGTAATACCAGTTGCTGACCTCCTTGTCGATTTGCTTCTGTAGTTCGGCAAAACGCCTATTCATCTCCCCTGTATCGACAAAGCCACTTTTTAGCTCTTCTTTAGCCTCCGTCAGGACTCGATCAGTATAGTCCTTCCCCTCCTTTAGCTTGCCATCAGTGTACCCCCTAGCCTCATCAGAGACCTCCTGTGCTCGACGCTCCGCATCACGCCTTACGGCATCTGCTTTACTGTCGGCATATCTACGTCCACCCTCGCTCTTGCTATCTGTGTAACTCTTTAGCTCGTCTCTCTTTCTGTCTGTGTACCCTCGTGCCTCATTGATAATCTCATTGAGTCGATCATCCACAGCACCTCCAGACTTAAAGGTAACCTCACCACCTTGGATCGTCTTACGAACCAGATCAATAACGAACTCTCCATCTGGAGACTCCAGCCGTTCTATGCGTATTAGCCCCGGTAGATATTCAGAGAACCCGTACAGCTTGCTGAACACACGATCAGGAGGGGCAGATAGCATACCCAATAGGAGCATATAATATCCAGCTTCGCCATCCAGTCCAACAGCCTTATCCGTGACCACGAACTCCCCAGCACTCCCCTCCTTGAGCACCTTTGCATATAGGTACAGTGTACGCACCTCGTCTCCTCCGACCGACCAAGATAGAGCCGGTACACTCCACCTTCGATAGTCTTTGAGAGGCCGATTGGGACGTATGGCATCTATTCCAAGAGTCAAATGTTGTATAACACCCTCTGGGACTTTGAGCACCCTATTACCCTTGTCGTAGCTCACAACGTGATCCACCCTAACGGCAGATACCATACTCTGGATAAATACGAACTGCAGACTGGGGTCACCCTGAAGGATTCGCATTACACGCAGCGTAGTAGGAGAGACGCTATCGGCAAGATCCCGTCTTAGATCCTGTTCGAACTTTGCCTGTGATGGAAGGTGTTTAGAGGGAACTGTCCCGTATTCGTCAAGCGGGGCTACTCCTCCAGCACGCCCTCTGCTTGCACGAATATCCGCTAGTGCTTGTTTGACCTCGTCTACCCATGTTCCTACATCTCCTCCATGGACGCCAAACCTAGACCTAAGGAAACCTCCTACGGTCATATCGTTGTACACGTCCAGATCCCCCTCAATGATGGTCTTTCCTCGGGCGTCCTTGACTAGGTCAGACGCACCCCCCCAGCACATGCGGTACTTGTTCCATGCATACTTTACCCCTCCTATCGTCACATAGTCACCCTCTCTACCTCCTTGTGGATACCGGAGCCACACAGCCCCAACACTGGGGAACTCTCCTAGATGAACTAGTTCGATCATACCTGCAACGACTTACTGATCTTGTTTAGGTTTTCCGATAGCTCCATATCTCCAAGCGTCATTGCCACTAGAGCTGCTGTATAGTATTCTACACTGCGCTTGAGCTTCTCACAGATCTGGATCTTGCCAGCCTCTATCTTGGGGTATGGCAGGTAGCGGGCTTTCTTGATACCGACGCCCGCCCC